TATAACTTCTTTATTTTCCTCACTCATAGTATTTTACCATTTATGATTTGATAATTCTTAACAGTATAGTCTCCACCTTTCTCAATAATGATATGAGCAAAACCATGCTGAGAATTGCTTACCATCGGACTGTAATTAGGTTTTAACTCACATAGGCATCCAGTACTCCAACATCCAATCACTTTGCCATCCAAATCAACTTCAGGATGATATGAAGCTCTGTGCAGATGTCCGACAATTACGGACTGCTTAGCTCTTAGAAAAGCTCCTCTTGCCGGGTTGACTGGAGTAAATACACCCTTAAAAATATGATGTCCATGAGTGATTGATAATTTACCGGCTTTAACCAAAGTTTTATCATCAATCATTATTATCTTCTCCTCATTCAATCTCAAACGTTCTTCTAAAGTGAAATAAGGATCATCCCAAATCTCCCGAACTTTCCTGAGTAGGAAATGCTCCCATCTTACACAGTGGTTCCCTTTTATCCAGTAAATAAATGCATTTGGAAAAGCTGACCTAAGTGATACCAGGAACGCTTTTGTCGCATCAAATTCTTGCTTGACTGAACGTTTCTTAGGATCAGATTCAAACTTACTGACTTGATGATTATCTATCAAATCCCCATTAATTATGATGGTATTTATTTTGTATTCAATCCCATAATCTAAAGCTAAAGTAATTGCTTCTATATTATGGTATGGGATATGTAGGTCTGATATTTGAAGTATATTATTACAACCTTCAGGTAGGATAAATGGTTCTCTTTTTTCTTCATAACTCTCAGGTAAATTGTATGGGTTACGTGGTCGTTCTTCTTTTATTACACATTCATTTTTTGAACCTAAACAATCTAAATGTCGCTTACCCATTTTACCTTCTATTATTCTTAATGCAGAACGACAACTCTCCACATCTTTGAAAAGCAAATTATTTTCTTTATACATGATTCTCGCAAGTTTCAGAGTTGGCATATCAGGGAACTTTTTCCTGTACTGTCTTGCTAAATCATTTTTGACCATAGTTATATTTTTTCAAAGTATAAATTGCATTCCATCGTTCTCCGTTTTAGTAGTCCAGGCAACTGCTGAAGTGATCCTCTGAATTTTGCAAAAGTCCATTTCATAAACTCATCCTTAATACTTGGATCATCAGGATTCGCAGTAACTTTTTTTAGTAGTGTTGATTTTCTAAAGTTGCCTACTCCGATATTGTACATCAGACAAACTAATGCATCATGTTGGTTCTGATTGACATTTTTAGGTATCATGTGAATAATGTTAGCCAAATGGAAACAAAGCAGTTTTTCTGCTCCTTCCATGCTTACTTCCTGACCTAATTTAACACGACTGCCATCAGTCCAAAAAGTAGAACCATATCCAATGGTCGGAATCCCAGCAGTATCTAAATATGACTTACCTCTAAATCCTTCAAACTTCTTTATCAAATCAACACACTTTTGAGATGGTACCATTTTTATTTCTTTTTCATTATGGTTATCGCAAATAAAATCAGAAGTAAAAATAAAGCCAATAGAGATACTTTATTCATTAGCTTGTAGTAATCATTCAACTTAGTTTCTGTTGCCTTTAACTTTCCTTCTAATTCGCTTTGTTTTGCCACATCAAGTATCATGATAGTATCATGAACTGGTGGTATTGTTTTTATTAAAGTCTTAAACTGATAGATTATTTTTTGTAAAGTATCTTTTAATATTTGGTATTTGACAACAGTGTCAATAACCGTATCTTTTGAAAGATTAGATAAAATACTATCTGCATTCTTTAACCATTCTTTGTAAGAAGTTGAATCCGTTACAATTTGCAACGGTTTGACCGGATACCATTCTGCACATTTTTCTGCTGCCACGATTGGATAGTTTATCTTGGCTTTATCTAAATCTTTAGCAGCTTGTTTTGAGTTATAACAAGAAAGTAATAGTACGCAATAAGCTACGCAAAACGATACTTTACGCAAATAAAAACTATTTTTTATCGTGATCTTTAGATACATAACCAAGCAAAGCCATACCTACCGCAGTAAGCACTTGGCCAAATATTTTTAAACTTGGGTTATCTAATGATGAAAGATAAGCTCCTACTGCTCCGATTAAACCTGATACTGTTGTTTTCCAATTAATCATGATTTTCTTTTTTTAGTGAAATATTTATAAATATTGATTCCGTTATAAATGATTGTGCTACTTGTGGCAAGTAATGACATTCCGAAAATAATATTATCCTGGCTTGCAAATCCTATTAATGAAACCAAATTCAATCTTATTGAAGTCCAATCAATGCATTCTTTAATTATTCGCATCTGAGATATAATTTAATGTGTCATGTTTTAATGGTATATCACAATCAGCAATTTCAAAAGATTCAGGATGTTCAATTATTGAAGGATGCTGATCTAATGGTAAATACCAATCAGTTGTATTCACAATGATATAAACTTTGTCTGAATCTATACTGCTATTTTTTTGTCTTATGTGAATCATTTTTTTTCTTTTATTATTAATATGATAATTGCGAATGGTATTGAAATAACTAAACTAATACATAACGCTAATATATCCATTTTAATTTGTGTAGTATTGAACAGTAATTGAAGCCCAGTTATAGTTACCTGATGCAGCAGCAACAGTTAAAGAATACCCAGTACTTGCAGAATTTATAATTAAACCAGCTCTTGAAGCATTGGTTCCAATTTGACCATTTGCGGTCATGTTTCCACTACCGTAATATAAAATTCTTGAGTTACCACTTATACCTGCTGGAGATGATGGAGTAGGACAATCACTTGGCAAATCCATTGTAGCAGCAGTTAAAGTTGAACCAGCAGTACCATAAACTAAGCTTACATTAACTGTTACAAGTTTACCTATTTGTGTCCAACGATAACTATGATTTGTTGTACCTGAAGGTTGAGTAGTTCCAGTCCATGATATAGAACCAGTATAAGTACCTGATGTGTCTTTGAATGTTTGATTTGTTGCATTTGCTGAAGCATTCGTTTTGTTTGCCATAAACGAATATGCACCTATATTTTTTCTCTGAAATACTGAAGTATCAGAAGTCTTTATCGCAGTAATTGATCTTTGATATGTTGATAACATACTTGTTGTATCGCTTGTATTCAATTTTAAATTTATCCTATTGCTAAGTGATGCAGTATCAGAAGGAGTTAAGTATGTACCAGCGTTTTGCTTTGCATTGATACGATTGCTAAGTGATGTAGTATCTGATGCAGTTAAATAGCTCCCAGCGTTTTGTTTTGTATTTATTCTGTTACTCAAAGAAACGGTATCTGTATACTTCATTCGTAAATCAATTCTCGCACTAAGCTTTGAAGTATCTACCAATGAATATGGACTTTTTGCTTTCCATAATTTAGTACTTAATTGATAGTATAAAACATCATTATCAGATTGACCATTTACTGAAACGTTGTGAAGTTCTCCTAACTCATATCCGTTTTGCACCTTCACATAAATCTGACCGTTTCCATTATTTGCCCTTTCTACTATCCCAATAAAAACTGAGTGATAAGGAGCTGAAGGTTTATTATTTGTGTATTGTCCAGGTATTGAATCAAGCCATAAGATATCCCCCGATGTAAAAGCACCTAAATTTAATTTATCAACTACTCCTTGACTAATGACTGTACCGATAGCATTTGCAGCAATATTTTCTTTTACTATTGCAAATGTTTTAGAACTAAATGTGTCTGAAGTATTATAAGCACGTTTTACACTTGCTCTGTTACCAGTTGATCCGTATAAATAAACAACCTCACCTTTTAGTAAAGTTGTAGCTTCTGCATTTGTTACCGTAGCTTTTACCACACTTGCAGTATCAGAACCAGCACCAACTGAATCTTTGTACTGAAAATAACCAGTACCATTTGCATAAGCAAAAATAGAATCAGATATTCTCCTTAATGAATCTATTTTAGTATTGATACGATTGCTCAAACTTGTTGTATCAGTAGAACCACCACCACCACCACTTAATTGATACCAGGTTAATGTTTTTGGATTGTAAATGTAAAATCTATTATTGCATGAATCGTAAGCAATGGCAGTCTTTTTAGTAAGCGTACTTCTAAGCGTAGGTACTCCACAAGTTGTCGGAATAGTCAACGTTGAATCAACATCAAATCTTTTAACCGGGCCATAACCATACTGAGCCATCACTTGATATACCTGGCTAAATCCAAATTTGACTAAAAATGACAAGACAAAAATTAACAAAAATCTTTTCATATTATTATATTGTAGGCATACTGCAAGCATCAAACTGACTAACCGCAGTTAAATTAAAAGTACATTGAACACCAGTCAAATAATCTTCAAACTTCTCACTAACTGCTGACCAACTCACATTATCATCAATTCCATAATCTTGGATATTGCTCCTTAACTTGCTTATGATATCAGCCAAAATAGAATGCTGATCACTTGTAACATCAGTTTCAAACTCACCTTCAGGCCCTGACTTATCTAAGAACCAAAAGTTTATTTGATATACTTGTTCACGTCCTACATTCAAACTACCTTGATTGATAGTAAAACAAGCTATCGGGAAAACTGGTTGATTATCCCAATTTAACCACTCCAGCGGACTTGCAAACTTTACTGTCTTTATCATTGCATGACTTTGCAGTATTGTTTGTAGTTCCGTTACGACTTGATTGTAGGTCATGATTTGAGTTGAATTTAGCTTTTACCTTGTCGATGTATTCTTTTTTATATCCTTTCATATTATCTATAAACGAATGAAAAAACCTC